AGGCTACGCTAGCGTCTTTAATTCAATGAGTGAAGACCTAGGTTTTAGAGAGGTTATACTACCCGGAGCTTTTAGGGACGTGTTAGATAACGACGTAAGAGCATTATATAACCACGATAGTAACTATTTACTAGCGCGCACAACTTCGGGAACCCTAGAGCTTAAGGAAGACGACAAAGGACTTTATTACCGTTTCGAGATGCCTAACACCTCTTACGGTAACGATATGCTAGAGCTATTTAGACGCGGCGACTTAACGCAGTCTAGCTTTGGCTTTACAGTAGAGAAGGATAACTGGCGTATGGAAGACGGCCAGCAAGTAAGATACATAGAGAGGGTAGGCTCTTTATTCGATGTAAGCCCGGTAGTTTACCCGGCGTACAGTCAAGCCTCTAGCGGACTACGCAGCGCAGAGCCGAAAGGCGAAAGCGAAGCGGAGGAAGCAAGAGAGACCCCTACCGAGGAATTAAATTATAATTTACACAACGCTTTAATTAAACTAGCTAAAGATGAATGCTAAACAAATGCGCGAAAAGCGCGGCGCTCTAGTAGAGCAAATGCAGGGAATGGTAGCAGCTGCAAAAGCTGAAGACCGTAACCTATCTAACGAGGAAAACGAAAAATTTGATGCAATCTCTAACGAAGTAGACGAGCTCCGCTCTGCTGCTGCTCGTATCGAGCGCTCGGAAGAATTGAAGAAAGAAATGGCTGCTAAAGCTGAGGTACGTGATAACGCACCTGCTGCTAAAGTAGAAGCTCGCGACGCGTTTAACGCTTACTTACGTAAGGGTATGAACGGTATTAATTCAGCAGAGGCTCGCGCACTCGCTGAGTTACGCGGATCCGATACGCAAATCACCACAAACGACGGTTTAGGGGGCTTCCTTGTACCGGAAAACTGGAGCGATTTTGTATCTGCTACTGAGTTATTTAAGTCGGACATCGAGCAAGTAGCTACAGTTATCCGCACGGCTAACGGTCAGCACTTCAATTTACCTGCCAACGATGACACGGCCGTAGTCGCTGCTATCTTAGGGGAGGGCACAGCTGAGAGCGTTTCGGATATGACCTTTACTAACGTGAAGTTCGAGCCGTTTACTTACTCTTCTAAAATTGTAAAAGTATCTAACCAATTGATTAGCGATAACGCTTTTGATTTGGGCAGCTTCGTAGGTGGCCAATTAGCTAACCGTTTGAAGCGTGGTATTAACGCGCACCTTACTACTGGTGATGCTTCTAGCAAGCCGCAGGGTATTGTAACCGGTTCTACTGCTGGTAAAACTGCTGCTTCTGCTACAGCTGTAACAGTTAGCGAAGTAATGGACTTATTCTACTCAGTAGATGCTTCTTACCGTAACGCTCCTGGCGCTGCGTTTATGATGAATTCTGCAACCGCCAAAGCTGTGAGAGTCCTAGGTTTCGGGAGCTCAAACGATTTTCCGGCCTATGTGCCAGGGATGACCGTAGGAGAGCCGGATATGTTATTCGGTAAGCCGGTATACATTAACGAAGATATGGACGGTATCGCTACTGGTAACAAGTCTATTATCTTTGGTGATCTTAAGCAGTACTACGTTCACGAAGCGGGCGGCGTACAGTTACTACGTCTTTCTGAGCGTTTCGCAGATGCCCTCTCGACGGGCTACATCGCCTATCGCCGTGTAGACGGTAACGTACTACAAGGCTCAGCGATTAAGCACTTAGTACAAGCGTAAGCTTGAGCAGCTAATGAAGGTTATATTTAACCAAGCTATAGCAGGGGCAGACTTCTACTACACCTCCGGGCAAGTAGTAGAGCTGCCCTCTGCGGCTGCTGCTGAGTTTTTAAATGCTGGCTTCTGCGAAGTAGTAGAGGAGAAGAAAGCAGAGAAAGTAGAGAGAGCAGTAAGCAAGAAGAGCACTAAAAGAACAACCCGAAAAGCTAAGTAATGAGCTACAGTATAATTACCCCAGCAACTTTAAAAGCTTTGACCGTACAAGAGGTTAAAGATTATTTGCGCGTAGATAGCGACGCAGAGGACACCCTGCTAGGGGTACTTATAGACGCTTCTACACAAATGGCCGAGAGCTATTTAGGGAGGTTTCTTTTAACGACCGTTATAGAGGAGTTCTACGATTTTTTCCCCGTATATAAAACGGGCGTAGATCCTTTCCACGGCGACCGAAATATTATTTTTTTAAGCCGCGGCCCAGTACAAAGCGTAGCCAGCGTTAAGTATATAGACGGCAACGGCGACGAGCAGACCGTAACAGCCG